ATTACATTTGATGATTTGAATTTGAGACAGAAAGCTTTAGTAGATGTTTTGGAAGATTTAAGAAGGAAAGGATTTGGAGCAATTGAAGCTTATCAAGCATTAGGAATTCGTGGAGCAACTGCATTTGCTTATCTATTACAAAGCATAGAAGATGTGAGGAGAGCCCAAGAAGAGTTAATGGATGTTGGTGCTTTGCAAAAGATGTCAAGAGCAATCAAAGAGTCTGTAATTAATCAGTTTGCAATATTAAGAAAATTAAAGCAACAGTAGCTGAAGCAAGAGAAGTTTTTGCTCCAGCATTAATAACTACTGCAAAGAGTATAAGTGAAAGTTTTAGATTATTAGTAGAAACTATTCAAAGTGCTTTTGGAGCTCCTCTTTTTACTACAGCGGGAATAGCAGGAATAGTTACAGCTTTAGGCGGATTTAATGCCAGGTTATTAGCAATTATTGGAAGTATCGGATTATTGGTTTCAGCTTTACAGGGATTAGGAAGACATTTTGGAATTTTACATTCAAACATTATATCTACTACTGATGCTATGTATGCTTTAATTGGAGCTATAACTGCTTTTATGACAAGAGGAAGTTTCTTCTTAAGAACTATTTCTTTGATAGGTCTTGCAATGACTTATCTATTAACTAAAACAAAGGAATTTACAGATAAAATAACAGAGCCTTTTTCTGGAGAAAATGAAAGAAGAATTATGGAATTTGGCAGAAATTTAACTACTATTTTGTCTGTCAAAACTACCAAAGATATATCAAATGCTATTGGTTCTCTTATGAGTTTAAGGTTAGCTTTGAAAGATGCTTTTGATTTAAGGCAATATGGTAATCTAAGAGAATTTTATAGATTATTGACAGTTTATTTGAAAGCACAAACAGAAGAAACTGCTTTTAGATTCTGTTATTAAAGCTATCAAAGAAGTAATAGAAAGTGAAAAAAGGCTTGGAGAAGTTTCAGAAGAATCTATTGGCTATGAGAGAGAAAGAATCAGAACTGTTGGAGAACTATTAAGAACATTAAAAGAAGCTACTGAAGAAAGTTTAGCTTTAAGTGAAAGAACTTTGCCTGCTATTTCTCAAAATATTAGAAGAACAGAAGAAGATATATTTACTACTATAGTTTCTTTCTTAGAAGCTCATTCTTCAGCTTATGAAAAAGTTGGTAAAGATATTGATGAAATCTTAAAGAGAGTTAAAACTTTGAAAGATTTATCAAAAATTTCTATTTTGCCTCTTGAAGAAACTGAAAAATTAAGGTTAATAGAACAGTTAGAACCATTAATTGAACAAAGACAAAGATTATTAAGATTATATGAAGAAACTAAAAAAAGATTAGACGAATTGAAACTAAGTTATCAAGAGATGGTAAGAGTTCCTATTGCTAATGTTGAACAATTAAGAAGAATTTGGCAGACAATTACTCAAATGGAAGAAATTTCTGGAGAAATTTTAATAGAAAATAGAGCAAAATTTCAACAATTAGTAAGAGAATTTATCCAAGACAATAATCTTACTCTAAGTCAAATTCAAAGGCTGATTACATTCTTAGCAAGAATTGGAATGGATACTTCCAGATATTATGATGCAATGAGAGAAAGTTTTGTTAGATATATAAGAGAAGGGATTACAACTATTGGAGATATTTTGCTTTTATTAGAAGATATACAAAGAAGTAAACCATTGATAGATATTCTATTTCCAGATAAAGGGAGATTATTTGATTTTATTATAACAAGATTTAGAGAATTTTGGGCTGAAGGTAGAGTTGGAACGAGACAGTTGCAAGATTTAATGGAAAGATTGAAAAGAGCTTTTCCAACTGAAGAAAGTGAAAAGTTCATAAATATATTGAAAAAAACTCCTGCAATTAATTTTGATGTCGCTATAAGAAATACTCAAATATTAGAGAGAGCATTAGAAGATACTTCTATTTCTGGAGAATATCTTGCTAATAGTTTTGAAGAAGCAGTAGAAACTTCTAAAGGTTTTAGAGATATGAGTAATCTAATAAGGCTTGTTAATGAGAATCTTACAGAATTAAATGAAAAAGGTCTTTCTACTATTGATATATTTACAAGACTACTTGAAAGAATAAAAGAATTAAGAGAAGAAGGTGGAATTACTGCAAGAGAACATGTAAGATTATTAGAACAAGCTTTATTAATGTTGCCAACTGAAGAAAGTTATGAATATTACTTAAGATTCTTGCAAGAAAGAGGAAAAGCATTAATCCAAGCAAGACAATATCTTTTAAGACAAGCTGTTTTTGGAACAACTCCACAAGAAAGAAAACAAGCTGCAAGAGATTTTGAAGAAATAAAGAGAACTTCAGATGAAATGATACAATCTCTTGTTAGAGCAGCAGAAGAAGGAAAGATTTATTGGAAAGATTTATTTGAAGTATTAAGAAGATTAGGTCCTGAAGGAAATAGAATAATTGAGCAAATTACTCAGCAAACTCCTAAAATCCAAATGTTAGCAATGGTATTAAGAGATGCTTTTGATGAAGCAATTGGAGATACAGTTTCTCATCTTGAAGTAATGCATAATGCATTTGTCAATATGATAGATAGAATGAAGAATTATTTTGCTGATACATTTGTAGCAATAATGAAAGGAGAAATTGAAAATTTGGATGATTTATGGAGAAGTTTTATAACTGATATTGTTACTATGTGGCAAGAAGCTTTAGCTAAAATGTTAGTATATAAAATAGCAACTTGGTTAGCTCCACAAGGATTTGGAGCTTTTATTGGGCAATTATTTGGAATTACAGCAGCTAAAGGTGGAATATTGCCAGGAAATTTTATTCCTTTAAAACAGTTTGCTTATGGTGGAATTGTAGAAAAGCCAACATTAGGATTGATAGGAGAAGGAAAACCAGAAGCAGTAGTTCCATTACCAAATGGAAAAGCAATTCCAGTTGAAATAATAGGACAAGAAAAAATGGTTTCTCAACCAATACAAATAGTAAATGTTCTTGATCCAAAATTAGTAGGAGAGTATTTAGCAACCCCAGTAGGACAAAAAATGGTATTGAATGTAATATCAAATCAAGCAAGTAAAGTTAGAAAAATTTTGTTAAGTAGATAAAGGAGTAAGATATGGCTTACTTATCAGATAGACCTTTAGGTAAAGTTACATTTTTATCAACTGGGAGTGTTCCAGATGGAGCAGATGTAGATTATTCTTACAAATTCAAAAGAGCTGAATATGTATTGTATAATACTGATGGTTCAGAAGAAGTAGTAATAAAGATGAAATTTCAAATTTATGAGCAAGAAACAGAAGCTCATATAAGATTAGGAGCTGCTTATTCAGTAGATGAAAGTGGAAATTTAACTTTAGAAAATGATACTAACTTTGCTATTTCATTCTGGAATAATCCTAATAATTTATGGATATTTTCTAATCAAAGAAGAATTATTATTGTAGTTGAAAGTGAAGGTTTTTATAGTATTGGATATACAGGATTGACTTTAAGATTATGCTTACCAGATGAATATAAATATCCTTTTGTGTTAACTGCTTCTCACAGATGTAAATATGATTATAGTGAAGCATGGTGGCATGATGAACAAAGTAAAGCATATTTTCCATTACATAGAGGCTATGCTTATTTTGATGATACTGCTACTTGGCATGTAATAGATGAATATGCTTGTTATAGAGTTCAACCTTATGTTCAATTGAAAATAGACAATTCAATTCAAATTAATTATCCTTCTGGATTTCCTAAATTTTTCTATCCAATTATTGTTGCTCCATCTTGGGATTATCTTGTTGGAGCTTATCAAGGAATTTATTATGTTCCAGCAAGTGATTTAACGAGTGAAACAACTATTACTGATACAGAAGGACATAGTTATATAGTATTTCCAAGTGTTTATAGAAATGACCACAGATTTTGGCATGCAATTTTAGAAGAATAAAGAGAAGGAGTTAAGTTATGAGTATGGTTTTTAATTATTATGCATTTGGAACGAGTGATATGGATGATATTTTATATAATTTAAAGGATAAGTTATCTGAAAATGGATGGACAATAGATTATGATAAAATCTCTACTGAAGGAAAATTAGCTTTTCATGTAACTGACACTCAATGTTATTATACAATAAGAAAAAATCCAAATTATCAAAACTTTGACAATCAATATAGTCATTATCATCCTTATGAAATGGATGGTAATACTGGAGTTGATACTGGAACATGGTATTCTCCTCAATTATGTAGTGAATCAAGTTCATATGCATCTTATTTTGTTATTACTAATAGTTACTGTTTAACTAATAACAAGTTTTGTATTTTAATATTAGAAGGGTATACTTATCATAATCCTGACTATCCACATTGTATTTATTATTTTTTTGGACAATTAGAAATTCCTAATGAAAGTCAACAGGGAAATTTCTTATGGATAACACCTATGTATAACCATATATCTACTTATAATAGATTTGGAAATGAACCTGCACTTGAAATAGGAGTTTATTATAAAGATACATTATGTAAACCTGCTACTATAGAAGATCCTAATAAGCTCTTTTATGGAATATGTTACGAATATAAGACACGGTATGAAAAGTATTATCCTAAAAATGAAAGTTACAATTATAGTTATTATGGTTATCTAAATAATAATAGTAATGCTTGGAATAATCCTTCTTCAGATTATAAATATTTACCTTTCTTAGGAATTCAACCTTATCAATTTGGTAGATTGTATTTAAGAACTCTAATTGTTTACCATAAATACGAACAAGATGGAGTTACTTATATTCATCCAATTGCTGAAACTCCTTTTTATCTTTGTAAATATAGAGGAATTGAATGGTATGGTAAAACTTTGACTTATAATACAAGAAAATTTAAAGTTTATCCTTTAGCTGGAAAAGGTATTAATTATGCAAGTGAATTTGGAATAGCATTTGAAGTAGGAAACTTGTAAAATGTTAGCATATTCTTATTTATTTACAGATACAGTTTGGACTGGACAAACTGCTACTACTTATAGCGATTATAATGAGTTTAATGAGTATACAACTGTCAACTATGATTTTGCTCCAATGCCAAAAAGTTTAAGTAAGATTTATTATGCTCTTAATTCTTTAGATTTAAATCTTTTCTATAATCAAGTTTGGATCTATCCAAATTACATTGATTGCAAAATGATTACAAGAGACTTAACTTATAGTATCATATTTTGGAATACTTATTTCTTTAGAACTATTACAGTTAAAGATGTCATAAATGTTGGTTTAAATAATGTTAATATTGAAGATATAACTAATAAAAGCTATGAACCTTTACACTATGAGAGCTTTCTTGTAGAAGTTAAAAAAGAAGGAAGTGCAACTGTTGATGGTTATTTTAATGTTTCAACAGATGATGTTGGAAATTATTCTCAGTTAAAACTTACTATAAAAGGTTTAAGAATAATTTTGTTACCTTTATACGAATATATCTCTGGAGAACTATCAGTAAGATATGAAATTCCAGTTGTTGTAAGCAGTAATATGTTTAATGAAGAACAAAGGAAAGTATTAACAGATAAAGAAAAGAAAAGTTTTACTGGAAGATTTTTTGTTGATATTTTAGGTAAAACTTCATTAATGAATCTATTTGAATTAACTGGTGGAATGATTGTAGGAATTCCTTATTGTATAGAACCTTTAACTCCAGTTGAAGATGATTTGCAATATCTATCTGAATTTCATATTAATGAAGACTTTACTAATTACAGAGAAATCTTTAAGTGTAAGTATATATTTATTTATGATAAAGAACAACAGAATATTACTGCTGAAGAAGTTGTTTCTGTTAATGCTTCAGAAAAGAAAATAACTTTGAATGAACCTATTTCTTTTTCATTTAAGAAGAAATCTACTCTTGTATTTCCTTTAGTTTTATGTAAAATAGTTTCAATAAATCCAAAGTTTATAAAAGGAAAATATGGAGAAATAAATCTAGAACTACAAGAAGTTTATGCTAACTTATGATTACTAATATTACAGGATTAGGAACTGAAAATACTATATTAACTCTTATTCCTAATTTTGATGATTATACTGTAGAAATATTGCCACAAGGATTAGTTCTCTCATTTGCAGGAACTCTTGATATTGGTTATCCATTTGAAGATAAAGGAAGAAGAAGAATTTCTTGTAGTTTTACTTTTACTAATAGAAAAGAATTGAATGATTTTATAGATTTTTGGTATGATAGAAAGGGAGCATTAAAAAGATTTTGGATACCATGTTGGTTCAATGAATTCAAATTAGTAGAACCAATAGAAAAAAATTCATCTGAAGCTAAAGTATATCTAACAAATTTAGCACTAAGAAATGATGAACATTTAAGAGTATTTTTATTCATTTATAAAGGAGATTTATCTGAAAGTGAATTAATTGTTAGAAAGATAAATGATATTGTAGTTGATACAATACATAAAACTGAAACTTTATATTTTGATAGTGTACTTAATAGAAAAGTATATCCGCAAGAAGTTACTATATTTGGAAGAGTTTTGCTTGTGAGATTTAGTGAAAATGGAATAGAGTTACGATGCTTCTTTACAAAAGCAAATGAGTTATATGTAAGAGCTTCTTGTAGCTTTTTAGAATTACCTTCAGAATATGAAGAAATAGAAGGAACTTAATTATGGCTTACCAAGATGAAGTAAAACAAACACAACTCTCAGTTTTTGCAGAATTATATGACATTATATTTCCTGATTTTACTTTATACTTAACACCCTATCCACAAGAGATCACTTATGCTGCAAATACTTATACTCCTTGTGTAATGGAAAGGACTGAAATAACAAAAGAGAAAGGAGAAGAAAAAGTTGTTACTATCTCATTTGCAACAAAAGAAAATATTACTCTCCATTTTTTGAATTACAATATTCCAAGAATAAAAGTTAAGATTACGAGATATTTTATAGAGAAAAATATTGGAAAAGTAATATTTGTTGGAGAAGGAGAAATTGTTGGAATTAGCAATAGAACTCTAACCTTTAGAGCAGTTGACATATTAAGCTTAAATAAAGCAATAGTTCCGCCTTTAGTCTATTCTTCCTATTGCAATAATACTTTGTTTGATAGTAGATGTGGATTAAATAGAGGAGAATATAAAGTAGAAACTACTGTAGCTGTTGTAAATGATGGTTCTGCATTACAATCTTCTATTTTTGGAGATTATGAAGAAGATTATTTCACTTATGGTTATGTTGAATATAATAAAGAATATAGAATGATAACAAAACATGATAAAGCTAATAATTTAGTGTACTTACATGCTCCATTTGACCAGGATGTTGATGGAAAAGTTGTAACAGTTTATCCTGGCTGCGATAAAACTCCTCAAACTTGCAAGAATAGATTTAACAATTTGAAAAACTTTTTAGGTTTTCCATATATACCAAGTAAGAACCCAACTCTGTGGGGCATTTAAAGAATGAAAGAAACTTTAGTTTTTAGTAATATAGAAGAATGGGAAAAGTTTAAAAAAGAGTTACTCTCTTGGAAAGGGACTCCTTACAAACATTTAAGTAGAGTTAAAGGTAGAGGAGTTGATTGCAATATGTTTATAGGTTCTGTATTAGTTGAATGTGGTTATTTAAAAGAATTAAATTATGATTACTATCCAAAAGATTGGTGGCTGCATACAAACAAACAACTTATATTAGACTATGTGGAAAAGCATAGAGCTTTACTAAAAGAAAATTATGATTTTAAGATGATTTGGTTAAAAGATAAAGAAAATTTCAAACTATTAGAAGGAGATTATTTAGGATTTTCTTTACTAAATAAGAAAGGAATTATAAATCATTCTGGAATTTATTTGGGAAATGATAAGTTTATACATGCTGCTCCTAAAAGAGGAGTTTGTATAGAGAAATTAAATGATTATTGGAAAAAGCACTTAAAGTTAATTATTAGATTAATTAAAAGAACAGAGAATTAGGAAATGGGTGCAGCAGTTTTTGGAGCATTAGTAACTGGAGCTTTAACTTGGTATTTTACTGGTTCTATTGTTGCTGCTATTGTAATGGCAGGATTATCTTGGTTAGCTTATCAGTATAGACCTAAACCTAAAGGAACAGAAATGAAACCTGCTTCTCTATCTGATTTTTCTATCACTCAAGCAAATGAAGGTCAACCTATTCCAATTGTTTATGGTAGAGTAAAAATTCCAGGAAACATTATCTATTATGGTAATTTAAAAACAGAAGAAGTAAAAGAAGAAGTTGATGGTGGAAAAGGTGGTGGTGGAGATAAAGAAGTTACAACTGGCTATAAATATTATTTGGATATTTGGCAAGCAATTTGTATGGGAAAAATTGAATTAGAAAAAGCTTTTATAGATAATGATGAAAATAAACCTGTTAGTGCAAGTTATACTTTATTTAATGATGGAACTTCTGATGTTCATCCTACTACTTCTGATAATCCAGATTTAGAGTATGCAAGTAGACTTCCTGGAGTTGCTCACATCTTTTGGAAACAGTTTTATATAGGATTTAATAGGACTTATGTTCCTACTGTATATTTCTGGGTTAAGAGAATATTAGAAACAGGATTACCTTATGAAGATGTAGAAGTTGATGGAGTTTATTATGGAAATAATCCAGCAGCAGTAATATATGATTTATTAGTTAATTGGGGAAAATTAGATGTAACTTATATTAATTCTACTTCATTTTCAGAAGCAGCGGAATATTTTTACAATCAGAAGATAGGAATTAATTATGTTATTTCTTCTACAAGAGAGTTAAGAGAAGTTATTCAAGAAATTTGTGATATGGTAGATGCTCAATTGGAATATGATGATGATGGAAAGATTACAATAAGAGTTTTAAAGAAAAATGATACTTCAGTTGGAACAATAAAAGATGATTTTATTTCTTTTCAATTTAGTAAACCAAGCTGGAATACTGTTCCAAATGAATTTCAAGCAAACTTTGTTGAAGATGGAGTAGTAAGAACTTTAGTAGTAGAAAATCCTGCTGCAAAATTACTTGCTAATAAGGATATTCAAAAAACTTATGATTTAACAGCATTTTCTCAAAGAGAAATTGCTTTAAAGAGACTTTTTGACATAATGAAAAGGGAAAGTTATCCAAGAATTGCTTTAAATATTACTGTTCCATTGAAATATTCTTACTACAATATTGGAGACATTATAACAGTAGAAAATACTGAAATTGGCATAAGAGGAGATTTTAGAATTGTCAGCATTAGTGAACCAAAAATTGATAGCAATGAAATTGAAATGACATTATTGCAGCATACAGATGTAATATTTGATGAACACTATCTTGATACTGGTGGAACTCATTGGATCACTCCAACTTATGATTTAGAATCTTTTACAAAGATAAAAGTAGTAGAATTGGAATATACAGAAACTTATAAAACTAATCCAGCTTATTTGATTTGTGTTAGCAAAGAAAAAGGATATGAAACAGGATTTGCTGTTTATGTAAGCACTAATGGAACAGATTATAAGTATCAAGGAATTTTTAGAACATTTGCAACAGCAGGAACTATTGTTAATGATTATCCAGATACAACTTATGATATAGATGATGAAGTAGGAGTAATATTTAGACCATATAAAGAAT